AGAGCGTAACTTGGAACGTATCAGGTACAATCGCAATTACAACAGCGTAATTCACTAACAAAGGGGCAACAGCATGGCAAAACTAATAGTAACGATGGCAGACAACAGTGTCACCGAGATCGAGATCACACCTCGATTGGAGTACGCGTTCGAGCTATATGCTAAAAAAGGATTTCACAAAGCGTTTCGCGATGATGAAAAGCAGTCAGACGTTTATTGGTTGGCATGGGAAGGCCTTCGACTAAGTGGGGTCACAGTCAAGCCATTCGGTACAGACTTTCTCGAAACTCTAAAGAGTGTAGAGGTTGCAGAGTCTGACCCTTTGGTCTAGGGCGCGATAGCATCCACTATCTCATAGCTCGCTTGAGCATTGAGACGGCTATCGCTCCACAATACTTAATAGATTTAGATCCATCGATGCTACAGATGTTACTGAAAGCATTGAAAGACCGAGCGAAGGAGCAACAGGATGCCTACAGAGCTAAAAGGCGCTAGCCAGCTCCGCAAGGCTCTCAAGCAATTCTCGCCTGATCTTGATAAAGAAACTCGTGAGCAGATGGTCGGATTCTTGAAGCCATTGGTTAAAAAGGCTAGAGGATTCTTGCCATCTAACTCAGAGGCTCCATCTGGATTCGTAAAGCATGAAGTAAAGACTGCCAAGTTTCCGATGTACGACGCAGGCGAGGCTAGACGAGGCGTCGGTTATAAGCTCACACCTACTAAACCTAATCGTCAAGGATGGGTCCAAACAGTATCGATTCACAATAAGACAGCAGCAGGCGCAATCGTTGAGACCGCCGGACGTAAGTCTGGAATCTCTGGCAATTTCAGTCCGCGATTTTCAGGCACATTTGCAGGCCGTGGAAAAATGTCTGGCCGCGCAATGTTTAAGGCTTATGACCAAGATCAGGGCAAGGCCAAGGCTGGAGTAATCAAGGCACTCGAAACGGCTGCGGCTAAGTTTAACGCGAGAGGCAATAATGGCTGAGTTACGCATACCGATTATCGGTGAGTTCAAGGGTCAGAAAGCCTTTGATCAAGCTGGCAAGGCAACTAGCACTCTAGAAAAAGGCGTGAAAAAATTAGGTGGCGTACTTGCCGCTACTTTCGGAGCTCAACAACTTCTGAAATTTGCCAAGAACGCAGCGAATGCATTTATTGAAGATGAAAAAGCGGCAACTCAACTTGCACAATCGGTAAAGAATCTCGGCCTAGCATTTGAGACTCCACGCATTGAGCAGTTTATTTCACAGTTATCTCGCGCTTCCGGCGTTACAGATGATCAACTGCGCCCATCGATGCAGAAACTATTGCAGACCACTGGGTCGGTTGCTAAATCCACAGAGTTATTGACTCAAGCCCTAGACATCTCACGCGGCAGCGGAGTCGATTTTGAGACCGTAGTTTCAGATTTGAGCGCAGCATATGTGGGACAGACTCGTGGGCTTCGCAAGTATTCTCTAGGATTGTCTCAAGCAGAACTGAAGACAATGAGTTTTGCAGATGTCCAAGAAAAATTGGCCAAGCAATTTACTGGCGCTAATGCTGCCTATCTCGAGACTTATTCAGGCAAGTTAAGCATTCTGTCAACTGCCGCTGGAGAAGCTTCAGAGATAATTGGAAAAGGCCTAGTTGACAGCCTTTCGATCTTGGCAGGAGAAGGCAACACTGTCCAGCCACTAGCGGATTCAATGCTAGAACTTGCAACTTACATCAGCGAGGTAATAACTGGTCTTGCAACAATGATTGCAGAATTTAAGAAACTTCCTGGTGTTAATAAATACATCACTGAGATATTCCCTGCATATTTGCGCAACACTATTCCCGGACAAGCTTTAGAAGCAATCAGAAAATTTGCTCCAAGTACAACTCCTGGAATGGGCGGATACCCTTCATCTGCACTCGGCCCCGGGTACATCGATCCTAACGATGCAGCTCGTAAAGCTGCAGAAGCCGCAGCAGCCAAGCGCGCTAAAGAATTAGCGGCATTGCAAAAGAAAATCCTTGCTACACAACAAAAGTCACTTGCATTGCAGAAGGCTTCTAAGGCTCTTAACCTAGATGCTATTGGCATCGAGGCTGCTCTCAAAGGCAAAATCAGTGAGACAGATCGTTTATCTTTATTGTTGCAAAAAGCCATTTTAGAAGGCAACGCCACCTTAGCGACTCAATTATCTGATCAATTAGAAGCCGCAATTAAGCGCAATAATGAGTTACGCCTTGCGTTGCTTACTACTCCCAAAGCGCCTAATCCTTACGAGGATTGGAAGATCCCAGAAGACATACTCAATTACACAGCTTCGCGTTTAGGCGTGAGCCCTGAAATGGTGATCTCTAATCCTTCTGCAATTCCAACCCCGATTGAGGATTCGCTAAACGAATTGCTAGATGCTGCGAAGGCCGCTTACGATGCACAAATCAAGGCTGATCAGGCAGTCGCTGCATCTGACGCTGCCGTTAATAAATCACAAACAAATGTTCAAGTCTTGGTCGATGGTAGTGAATTGACTAAAGCAATCACTCAGACTCAGGTAAATGAATCTTTATCAGGAACATTTAGTTATATAAATCGAACCACTTCTAAGGGTGCGGTCGCTATCTAATGGCTTTACCTGCAACCATTTCGGTATCCTTCGACTTTAGCCAAGGCGCTACATTCGGGCTAGGTTTTGTAATCGGCGACAGCCGTTACGGAATCATTGGTACCTCTAAATTTGGTGAGTCAACCGTAGCAACACCTACCGTCGATCTAAGCGATGTCACTCGATCAATCAAGATCAGCCGTGGCCGTAACGTTATGAGAGATACTTACGAAGCTGGTACATGTACTGTCCGCGTTTTAGATCCTAATTCTTATTTTAATCCTCAAAATACATCTTCGCCGTACTATGGTTATTTGACGCCACTTCGCAAAATCCGTGTTGCAGCTACTACTTCAACTGCCGATGAGTTTTTGTTTTCGGGATATGTAGATACTTATAAGTATTACTATCCAACTGGCCAAGAGATCGGTTATGTCGATATCGTCTGCTCCGATGCTTTCCGCTTATTTCAGATGGCTAACGTCTCAAGCGTTACAGGTGCTACCGCTGGTCAGACTACGGGTACTCGCATTACGAAGATTCTCGATCAAGTCTCATTTCCAACATCAATGAGAATTACCGATACGGGATCGACCACAGTTCAGGCAGACCCTGGCACAGCTCGTACAGCCTTAGCAGCCCTCAAGGCGGCAGAATTTGCTGAGCAAGGTGCATTTTTCATGCAACCAGATGGCACGGCTGAATTTAAGGATCGCAGCGATGTGGTCAATTCATTAAAGGCTACCCCTATCGAATTTAATCAAACTACAGGCATTCCATACTCAGACCTTAAGTACGCCTTCGATGACAAGCTAATCGTCAATCAAGCAAGCATGACTCGTATTGGCGGCACAGCTCAGACTGCCGTTAATTCAGACTCATCCGCTAAGTATTTTCCTCATGGCACGACAGTTACTGACATGATCCCTGAGACGGATGCCCAAGTCCTAGACATTGCTAAGATATATGTAGCTACTAGGGCTGAAACAACTATCCGCATCGATGCTATGACTGTTGATCTACTCGATACAGCAGTACCAACTGACACGATGATCGGTCTGGACTATTTTGACAATGTGCGGATTCAGAACGTGCAGCCTGATGGCAGCACCATCACTAAAACTTTGCAAGTTCAGGGTCTAGCATGGGACATCACACCAAATAGCATGAAATGCACAGTTACAACATTAGAGCCAATCGTCGAGGCTTTCATCGTGGGATCATCGACGTCGGGTATAATAGGCACGTCCATATTAGGATACTAGGAGAAAATAATGGCAGCAGGTCTAGGATTTAAGGAATTTACGACAGGGGACGTGCTAACTGCCGCCGACGCAAATGGCTATCTAGCCTCTCAGGTGGTCATGGTCTTTGCCAGCGCCGCAGCTCGTACTTCTGCTATCGCCTCACCTCAAGAGGGCATGATCTCCTTTAGAAAAGACGCAGACGCAATGGAGTATTACTCAGGATCAGCTTGGGTAGCAGTCGATAGCGGCACTTCACCCTTGACTACAAAGGGCGACCTTTTCACCTTTTCCACTACCAATGCCCGTCTAGGCGTAGGTACTAACGGCCAAGTTCTTACAGCCGATTCAACCGCTGCAACGGGTTTAGCATGGGCAACATCTTCTAGCGGCGGAATGACTTTGCTATCAACCACAACTCTTAGCGGAGCATCGACCACAATTAGCAGCATCTCAGGTTCTTACAATCGATTAGTGGCTTATATCTATGGCGTTACAAACGCTTCCGCAAATTACTTGATGTCAATTCAGCCAAATGGCACTTCTGGTCTTGCTTATTATCCAAATCATTCCAACGTCAATAACGTTTATGGTACCGATAAGAACACAAATGCCGATATTTGTGGCAATGCTACCAGTTCACAAAGCAGCACAGTTAATAGCACAGTATTGATAATTGATAACTACGCATCTACTTCTGCTTATAAGCCATTTCAATACACAGGGTTTATTACTTCTACCGCTGGAGATTATGGTTTTACATCATCAGGCGGAATTAAAACAAATAGCGCAATATCATCTCTAAAATTTGTTCCAACATCAGGAACTTTTAACGCAGGTACAGTCCTACTTTACGGAGTCAAATAATGCCAAATCCAATGATAAGAATTCATGACATTGCAACAGGCGAGGTTGTTGATCGTGAGATGACTGCGGCTGAAGCGGCTGAGCATGCAAAATCAGAAGCAAAGTTTATCGCAGACGAGCAAGCGAAGGTTGGCAAAGAAGAAGCTAGAGCCGCACTTCTTGAGCGCCTAGGCATTACAGCCGATGAAGCAGCACTTTTACTTGGATGAAGCCTAGACTGTCAAAGTCTGCTATCCAATTAAGAGAGCAGATAGATGATGCATTCCCCGGTCGAGATAGAACTTCCGACGGCTGGATCGGCGATACTCGACACGCTGCACGCAAGTCTGATCATAATCCAGATGCACAAGGCTGGGTTCGTGCCATCGATGTTGACCGCGACCTTGCAGGTAAGAACGGGAAGCCCGATCTCATGCCTGACTTGGTTGATCAGATTCGAGTCGCTGCAAAGTCTGGCGATGCGAGAATCAGTTACATCATCTTTGACGGCAAGATCGCATCATCTAAAAAGGCTTGGGCTTGGCGTCCTTATGATGGGATCAATAAGCATAATCACCATGCGCATGTCAGCTTTACTATCAAGGGCGATGAAGACAGCAGCTTCTTTAATATCCCGATGATAGGTGGACAATAAATGAACATGAAGCATCCAGCAGTAATCTCAGTCGGAGCATTCTTGGCCGTATGGGGTACAACATCTAACTTTGCTCTGGACTATCGCGCCATCCTCGGCTCGATCGTAGCTGGGGTGTTCGGATACGCGAGCCCCAAAAAATGACACAGACAGATTTCTTTGCCCTCTATTTTGCGAGCCTTGGAATAGTAGGCGGCCTTTCAGGTTTTGTCATTACTCACCTATTGTCAGAAATTAAGCGCCTACATGCGCGTGTCGATGAGATTTATAACATCCTCTTAGAGCGATAATTTTTACCATGGCAAAGAAAAAAGTCATCGATCTTGATACTTATTCACAGCTTGATCAATACGCAATCTGCATGCA